GTTTGTCACCCGAAGAGAGGGAATCTTCACATCTACGTTCTCGGGTAGACAGAACCTAACCAACTCACGGATGGTGGTTGTCGGGATGTCTGTCGTGTTGGAGATTTTCATTCATGGTTGCCTCCCAGCAACTAGATACATTGTATCGCATTGTAGTTAGTCTGGCAATGGCACGAAAGTGCCATTACTTCGGTAACTCGGCGGCTTCCCAGAGCGGGTCATGCCATTCCCGTTCTTCTCCGTCCCAGACCAAATCCATCCTCGGACGACCGAGTATCCGCTGGATGGTTTTCTTCAACTTGTCGTAGGGGATATAGTCCCAAGGCTCCCCGTTAGCGTTGATGGTGACCCAATCATCGCCGCTGTGGTTATCCCATCCAACACAGGCAGCGCCGTCAACAAGCTCGGCGTCGGTGAATTTGAATCGTTTGGCGGCGGCTTTCAACTTCTGCTCTTGCGTGTACGTCAGTTCGGTTTCCATTAGCGCACCAGCTTTCCAGCAGCGATGGCTGCTTCGATTTTGGCAAGAGTGTTGGGATGCTGTACGGACAATCCGCTTGGGGCAATCCAGTAGCCATCTGTCCCATCGGGCATTGGAAAATACATGTAGCGATAGATTTTGCTATTGGCCTTCACCTTATCACCGCTCCTCAGGTTTACTTCCATTCATGGTTGCCTCCCAGCAACTAACTACATTGTATCGCATTGTAGTTTTGCTGTCTATGGCACCGAAGTGCCATTACTTAGGTAACTCAGGCGGAATTGGTGGAGTGGGCGGTGCAAAGTCCGACTCAGATTACCGCCATGATATAACGACGTTGACTCTTTCGTCAACCCATGGTAATATGAGAGTCATGAAAGCAGTGGATTTAACAGGTCAACGGTTTGGGATGTTGGTTGTGCGCTGCCGAGCGGCGAATCCTCAAAGAATCGGCAGTGGGGCCAGATGGCTCTGTGATTGTGATTGCGGGAATCAGAAACCCATCACTGGTAGTCACCTACGACAAAAACAAGGCACGCGCAGTTGCGGTTGCAGTAGAGCAAGTGGCGACCCACATCGCCTGCCCCGATTCGCCCGGTCTCTAAGAGCCTCTAAGAGCCTCTTAGACGCCTCTTAGAGACCCTCTAATGTTTTAACGTTCTTACGTTACGTAACGTTGCTAACGTTGCTTACGTGCTTAGGTGTTCATGCGTTGATGTTGCTTAAGGTTTTAGGTGTTGAAGTTCGAAGGAGCGAATGCTCCAACATGGAGAAGGGCCTACGTACTTATACCTCCTCCCTGTCGAGCAGGTCGAGCTTCGCTCTCAAACCCCAAAACCAACAGCAACCCCAGCCTGTCACATGGGTTTCGGCTGGACTTGAGTATTAAGAAGTAGGCTGCTTGCCACTTTGGGATTTGCTCCCCAAAGTTTTGATCGGTGAGGGGTTTCAGACTCATAGCTGAGGCCCCCACCAGACTATGAGGATCACATGTTTCCACCATCACAACTGCTAACAGATGAAACCGTGAAGGCGCTGCAACTTGGCGGGCTCCCGCCGCTGCACATCGAGTATCTGGGCTGGTTATCTGGCACCGCTGGTGCCATCAATAACTCCAGCAACCCTGTCCGTGCCGCTCACACCTGCCTTGCCAATGACGAGAAGAGGAAGGAGCCCATGCTCGACAAATTCATTGCCCGTAAGCTCGACGCTGCCTGTCCCCGCCGTGTTACCCGTGAGGATCACAGCAAGGTTGACCAGAAGCTCAAGAAGCTCCAAGCCAAGCTCGACCAGTTTGCCGAGGATAACGTTCCACAAGGTGACGCTAAAAACGATGAGGAGGATTTGTAAATGCCAATCACTGTGAATGAATCAAAGTTGTTGGACTTGCTTGAAGAGTGTCTGCCTGTACTCGACTTTGCATCGGGAGGTTATTCCTGTGATGAGACCCTCGGCAAGGTGAGGCTCGTGCTTGAGCTTGCGGGTCGCAAGAAACCACATGAATGGGCCGGGGCGTCTCACCGCTAATGAGTGGGTGAGGTTCCACCGCCTGTTTGACCACGGCGACCAACTGCGGGAGATTCTCGCTGAAATCAAGCGTGACCACCCTAAGGAGTTCAAGGAGATTCGCGATGGTTCCCAAAGCAATTAAGGCGCAAGCCAACCTCAACATGAAACGTGCGCTCACACTTGCGGTGCAGTTAATGCCGCTGGATACGCCCAACGCCGTCATCTACCTACTCGCCAACCGATTTCTGGATGAGGCGTTTCGCTTGAAGATGAGTATTAAAACAGGAGAGTAGGAGATAAGCATGAAGCAAGTGCCGACAAACGACGAAGACGACTGCAAATGTGGGTGCTGGGATCGTAAGGACGGCGTGTGGGCTGGGATGTGTTTCCACTGCGGTCACGACTATTTCAAGGACGAGGCGAAGCCACTGAGCGAATGCACGCACTATCACAGTCAGCCGGAACCGTGGGAAGGATTGGAATGTATCTGTGCGGCGATAGATGCACACCTTCTGATCTGCAAGAATCGGCAGTCCAAGGAGGAAAAGTGAGAGTCCGTGGTGAGGAAATCTGTATCTGCTGTGCACAGGCCCGGCGAGAGATGAAGCGCCTGATTGAATGGGTCAAGCGACTCGAAGCCGAAGTTGCGGCTGCGAACAACGGCTTCGAGGCCCCAAATCAGTCGATTGAGACCCAAAAGGAGGAAAAGTGAGAGTCCGTGGTTTGAATAACAACCGATACACGCACCACAATCCGTCATGGTTCGCTGCCCGTGTACTCGAACGGTTCAAGCGAATACTGGCGCATCCGCGTGAGCACCAAAAGTTCAGCCTCGGCGAATTGAAGAAGGCGTTCAAGATGGGTGTTCAGTTTGGCTACCACAAAGCGCAAGCTGGAATAGCAATTGATTTCCCACATACCGACCGAGGACAGAAACGAGCGGATGAAGAAATGGACGGGTTCCCGTCCATCCCAGCCAAGGAGAAGGAACATGAGTGAAATGATCCCATTGGGTGAGGGTATCGTCCCATTTACAGGGTACAAGTGCGTTCGTTGTCCAGACTGGATCGGCGAGGACGCTGAGGATGTCGTCAACCATCTTGCGACTGAGTACCACCAAAAGCCACACACGCCAGATGCGTTCTGGGATGACATCTCTGGACAATGGGTCGAGCCATGAAACAACCAGACGCATCAGTGTTGTATGAAGCGATCCGGCTGTTGAGACAACATCTCAACGATAACGGATTCTTCGCAGGCGCTCGATGGGATTTCAAACCGAAGGGCACTGAGACGCATCCCGACTGTATGAGACTCACCATCAAGGTTGATATAGAGCCTCTCGAAGATCGGCGAAGCATGGGACGAAGGCTACCTTCTGTTCCGAGGCAACAACGCACCCAGCCTGCAAAGTCTGGTGGGCAAACTGGTATTGCAGAACGACGACGGTGACGTGACAGATCAAATGCGACTGTGGTATAATGGACGTGGAGACGTTTATGGTTTATGAGAAGTACAATCCGAAGGCATCGCCCAAAGAGAAAGCAGCACGCCGATTGCGTGTCGCCGCTGCGATCAAAGCCGACCATGATCGCACGACTCAAGCCGCCCGTGCCGCAGCAGCCAACTCTCCTTATGAGCCACAATCACTCGGAGATTTCATGGCTGGTAAACCAATGGTCGCACTCCCTTTGGACTGCCGACCGAGGAGCAGAAGTGATCTATCTACCATCAGACCCGAAGCCGCAAGGCTATAACGGTTGGCGGTATCTCGCCATAAATCACGATGCGTGCGGCTGTGGTCGTGCCGAAGGCATTGATCGCTATGGCAACAAAGTCTACGACGATTGGCTGTGCGAGTCACACCAAGCGTGCGATGGACATCCTGAAGGAGCGGAACAATGAACGAGTTTTTCTGTAATCACGGACAGGTTGTATCGAGCAAATGCACTGCCTGCACGATCTGAGTATTAGGCTCTATGAGCCGCAATCCAACTCCCACAAATCTTGAAGAGTTCCGCACACAGCTTGAAGCCTTGCTTCGGCTGAACTTACCTTCCGCTGAGGTGAATGTGCGGATGGATATGGGCCCGGCGCGGTTCTACAAGCTCATCAAAGAGGCATACCCAAACTGCATAGGTCTCGAAGACGTTGCTAAGTTCCTCGGGATCGCATGGCGAACTCCGCGTAAGAACCTTTCAAAGCAATGCACCATTGGCGACTGCACGCGCAAATACGCGGCCCGTGGCATGTGCGGTCGTCATTACCAGAAGTGGAGAACGTATGGCGATGCGAACCACGCAGGCAAGGGCAAGGGGCATAGAACCGACCTTGATGAGAGCGACAACACCCCACCCATCACATCAGAGCAAGTAGAGGCACTTAAACGGGACATTGAGACCACCTTTACAGGCATTCATGACAAGTCTTTGCCCAAGTACGCCGCCCCAATTGTGATCTGGACGAAGGAGGAATTGGCTAAAAGACGGTATTAGGGAGTATGGACTATTCCGCCTCTGGCCTGAAACTCACTGAGCAATTTGAATCCTGCTCTCTAACTGCGTACCAAGACATCAAGGGTGTTTGGACTCAGGGCTGGGGTCATACCTTCGGTATCAACGCAGCTTCGCCCCCCATCACCCAACAACAGGCCGACGATTGGCTGCTCGAAGATGTGCAAGCCGCCTGCATCGCTGTAAACCGCTATGTGACTGTCTCCCTTACTCAAGGTCAGTTCGACGCAATGGTCGATTGGGTCTTTAACCTCGGCGTCGGCAACTTCCTATCCAGCACAATGCTCAAGCTACTCAACGCTGGTGATTTCGCAGGTGCGGCAGTCGAGATAGACAAGTGGGATCACTCAAGCGGTCAAGTCATCGCCGGGCTACTCAGACGCAGACAAAGCGAGACCGATGAGTTTAACGGTGTGTAATTCATGACTATCAAAAGCTTCAGCATGTGCAAGTACGAGTTGGTTGTGGGCGACGTTGCTGTGACATGTGATCGACCCTGCCAAGGCGATTACTGCCACGAGCATGAAGCAAAGATCGAGGAAATCGAGGACATGGAGCGCGAGGTACAGCGCATCGTGAACGGTAGTTGAGGAGCGCAATCCCAGATTTTTAATCTGGGTAAGCGACGACTTTGATGGAGAAAGGAGGATACCGTGATTCAGACACAACTAAAACTTCGGATGTGCAAGACACAAGAAAGAATTGCTGAGTCATGGCTTCCTATTCTCGGCTCTGTGTTCAACTTTGCAGTCAGAAAGATAGAACTCAACGCCAAGGACAAAATCTATTTCTCCAAGAACGATTTCCAGAACCTACTGGCGAACCACGGAGAGCGGCTGGAGATTCCTAGCCACACGTTGCAGGGAGTTCTCTGCACTGTGCACGATGCGTGGAAGCGTTGCTTCAAGAAGATTGCTGGCAAGCCACGTCTTAAAGGAATGCGGAACAAACTCACCAGCATTCCGTTTCCTGACCCCATCAAGGCTCCGAAAGGTAATCGCATCACTCTGCCGAGTCTGGGTAGTGTCCGCTTCTACAAGATGGACATTCCAGATGGCAAAATCAAGTGCGGTCGCATGGTCAAACGTGCATCGGGTTGGTATCTCTGCCTGTTCATAGATGCAGAGCCAAAGAAGATTGAGCGGACTGGGTATGGAGAAATTGGAATAGACTCAGGCTTCTCGAATCTACTGACAACTTCGGACGGAGAAATCATCGAACACCCACGGGAGTTGGAAGCCAGTGCAGAACGATTGGCACAAGCACAACGTGGCCACGACAAGCATTTGGCTGCACGCATTCAGGAACGGGTTGCCAACCGCAAGAAAGATAGAAATCACAAGTTAACGACACGATTAGTTTCAGAAAACGTGCTCATCGTGTGGAGCAAGGATAACCACAAAGGAATAGCCAAGAAGTTTGGGAAGAGCGTGAGCAGTTCAGCCCACGCACAGATTCGAGGGATGCTGTCGTACAAGTCGCCCACAAGCGGTACGACATTCATCGAGGCTGCTTCCAAAGATTCCACCAAGACCTGTAACGAATGTGGGAGACCCTCTGGTCCTACAGGACTTGCGGGATTGTCGGTAAGAAGTTGGGTGTGTAGAGACTGTGGAGCCTCGCAAGATAGAGACGTAAACGCCGCTATCAACACCCTCAACATCGGGGCAGGATGTGCCCACGAGGTTGCCTATGTCTAACATCGGCAAGTCAGGAATCCCAGAGTTTTACTCTGGGAGCATCAATCGGTATCGGCGTCGTGATCGCGCTGGTGCACTAATGGCTACCGCAACGATGCCCCGACTTAAACCTTTCAATCCACAAGCAAACAAACCACCCACAGCCCTCGGTAACATGGACAAGTTCATCTGGGGCTTGGTGAACAAGCTCATCCGAACCTACTCGATCTCCGACTTCATCTTCGAGGGACGTGGCTCAGACTATCGTGATGACATGTACCAGACGGCTTACTGCGCTGTGTTGAGCGCCCAAAGACGGCACTCCAAGAAAGCCAAGAATCCCGCGTATCTCAAGACCTGCATCGTCAATAGCCTGCTCAAGGATGAGCAAGGACAACGTAAGCGCAGACAACAGACAGAGAATAGCGTAGACGAACTGGTGGGGGACAGCGATTGCTTAGCTCACACC